CGCAGCGTCCGTGGCGTTGCCGGACAGCATGCCGGTGAGCGCCGCGAGCTCGGCCTGGATCGCGGTGTTGACCAGGTTGAGGGCGCCGTCGCTCTTGGCGTCCTCGATGAGCTCGGCCCGGATCTCGGCCAGCTTCTCGTCGGGGAACTCCTCGCCCAGCGCACGCAGCATGCCCTCGCGGGACTCCAGGCCCATCTGCTGCTTCATCTGCAGCTCCTGCAGCAGCACCAGCTTGTCCAGCGGCAGCGGCGGGGCCCAGTGCACGAAGGACTGGTAGGTGATCGGGTCGTCCGGGTTGAGCACCGGGACCTGGCCGTCAGCCAGCGCGGTGTCGACGTTGGGGTTCCACTGCAGGTTCTGCGGCTCCTTGAGCACCAGGAGCTTCATCACCAGCGTGTTGACCCGCTGCAGGCCCAGCGAGTACTGGGTGATCTTCTGGGTGTAGCGGTTCATCAGCGGCTGGAACTGGATGCTCAGCGCGACGCCGCTGGTGTTGCTGATCGGCTGGAGCTGGCCGAGCGCCGACTCGGGCACGCCGACCATCTCGTGCATGGCGGTCTTGAGCATCGCCATGTAGTCCATCGGGCCGGCGAGGTTGACGCCGTTCTCCAGGTTGAAGACCTGCGCCTCCTTGGGCAGGCCACCCCAGACCTTCTTGGGGCCCTTCTCGAGCTGCGACGCCTTGGCGCCGGTGATGACGGTGACCGGCGCGGCGTGGTAGTTGATGATGTCCGCGATGTCGGTCGCGATCTCGTTGTACTGGCGGTTCAGCGAGTGGATGCTCTCGCAGTCGCCCAGTCCCCACGGCGAGCCCGACACCGCGGTGTTGGGGATGTGCACGATGGGGATCTCGCCCATCGGGTTGGGCCGGCTGGAGATGAGCTCGTCGTTGACGTACTCCTCGATGACCGTGTCGGTGAGGATCTCGGTGTAGGTGAAGACCTGCCTGGTGCCCTCGTTCGAGGTCCCCCAGAAGCGGTACTTCAGCTTGAACCGGATCAGCCGGTTGCGGTCGTGCGGGTGCCACTCCGGGAAGCAGAAGCTCGAGTTGAGCGGCAGGATCCGCACCTTGCCCGGCACGAAGGCTTGCTCGATGCCGGGCTCGAGCGGCGCGGCGCCGGCCTCGGGCCCGGGGGGCTGCAGCCGCGGCTCCTCGTACGCCACCTTGATGAACACGTCACCGGTGACGCCGCCCTGCTGGCCCATCTCGTAGAGGATCGACTCCTTGTCGTTGTCGACCTCCCAGACCCGCTTGAGCAGGTCCGGCACGATGGAGTCGGTCTCCTTGGGCGAGCGGAAAGACACGCCGCGCCCGAAGGTGAAGTTGATGATGTAGTCGGTGAACGCCTTGACGTAGTTGAACGTCACCTGCGGCTCGCCGGCCTCGCGGCGGTAGCCCCAGTGGTGTCCGAGGTAGAACGCCCAGGCAGCGGCGTACCGCTGCAGACGAGGGCCGTGGACCTCGAACTCTTCGTCCGCGAGCTCGACAAGGCCGAGCGGCGAGACGGAGACCGTGAGGTTCCCACCCGCCGCCCGGTGGCTTGCCGACGAGAAGTCGATGCTCATGTCTGGCTACTTCTTCTTGGTGCTCTTCATGGGCTTGCCGGCAGCCTTGAGGTTGTCGTACGCACCGGCCTTGGTGCCCCGGGCGGCGGCGTTCTTCTTGGCCTTGGCCTTGTCAGCGTCAGACAGCTTGGCCACGGATCAGTCCGTGACGACGGCGGGGTTGCTCCGCAGGTAGTGGCCACCGCTGCGGATGACCTCCTGGTACGTCACCTCGGCGTAGTCGCTGAAGGAGCCCTGGGCGAACTCGGCCAGGAAGGTGGGCGCCTCGACCCAGGCCGCGGAGCCGACGTGGGCCCGCTGGGCCATCGTCTCCTCGGGGTACTTCTCGTAGACGTTCACGTTGTGGTTCGGACGACCGGGGGCCGTGATGAGCCCCTGCATCATCCCCTTCTGGAAGTCCGTGGGGATGTCGGTGTCGGTCGCGATGCCCTCCTCGAAGCGCAGCGGACCGCGGTTCGTCGGGATCGCCGGCGCCTGCTTGCGCTCGTAGATGTTCCCGACGCGCTCGGGGAACGGGTTCTGCGGGGCGATGGTCATGGGATCCTCCGGTGAGTGTCGACTCTCCGGTCGAGCATCCGGCGTCCCGCTGCCACTGTCTGGCTGAACTAGCTCACATGCCGGGCAAGGGCGTCTGGCCAGCCGTCTTGGAGCGCTTCGTCCCCCGCTTGGTCGCCGCCGGCGGGGTGGTCGGGTACTCCTTGGGGAACAGCGAGCCCTGCGCCGCGGGGCGGGCCATCATCACGACGTCCGGGCGCCCGTGCTTGGACTCGTCCCACTCCGGGGGCGCGTACTGCGGGTCGAACTTCATCCGCCCGGTCTCGGAGAAGCCGTTCTTGGCGTACAGCTTCGGCAGGTTGATGTTCCCGGAGCGCGCCTGCTCGTCGAAGGCGTCGAGGGTCTGCGGGTGCTCGGGGTAGGCGTGGTCCACTGCCTTGAAGGCGCTCTTGGCCACCCCTCGAGAGCCGGGCAGGCCGACCAGGCCACCGACGTCCACGCTGTCCTTGTTGTTCTTGACCCCGACGTAGCCGCTCTGCGCGCCGCCACTGACCTGGCCGGCGACCCGGTGCGACTTGTAGCCGTCACCAGGCGCGCTCACGGACCAGAACTTCGCCGGGTCCTGTGCCTTGACCCGCTCCACAGCAGCGGTGTGCTCAGCGAACAGGCCCGGGTTCAGTGCGCGGTGGCTCATGGGAACCTCGAGGAGTAGAAGGGGTTCGAGCTCACCTCAACCTCGGGCATCGTGAGGTCCGCGGTGAGACTGCAGGCTATCGCCAGGGAGTCGACGAAGTCATCGTGAGCCTCGGCCTCGTTCGGCGCCGCCACCGAGATGTTCGGGCCCTTGAAGTGCTTCTCGGCGTCGATCATCTGCTGGTAGAACCGGCGCCAGGTCTTGAGCCGGCGCGTCTTGGCGTGCGAGGGCCAGGACACCAGGCCGCGCTGGATGAGCTGCGTCAGGTGCTTCCATCGCTTCGACTGCTCGGACGGGCTGGATCCGAGGAGGTGGACCTCGGCGCGAGGTAGCAGGATCTGCAGCCGCTGGGCCACTGCATCTCCGACGCCGTTCGCGTCGACCCCCACGGCCAGTACGTCGTAGTGCCGTAGGAAGTCCACCACCTGTGCGTACTGGGGCTCCCAGTCGTCACCTTGGATCTCCAGCCAGTTGAGGATGCGGTGGTCGTAGTAGCCGAACTCGTCGGGGCGGTCCCAGTCCACCCAGACGACGGTCACCACGGTGCTGTCGACCTTGCGGGCCGGGTCGATGCCGACCACGACCGGGCTGGCGGTCCAGAACTTCTGCACCTCCATGCTCTTGTCGCCGAGCTGGTCCATGACGTCGCTGGTGACGAACATGCCGCGCTCGAGCAGCCACTTGAGGTTGAACGACATCTGGAACTCGTCGCTGTCCTCGCCCATGCGCAGCATCTCCTTGCGCACGCTCTTGCTGTAGTTCGGGTTGTACTTGGCGCACTCCTTCCAGTTGGCCTCGAAGTGGTTGGTGCGCCCGCCGCGCTTGGTCGAGCGGCGCTTGTTGAGCTGGATCGCCTTGTAGAAGTCGCCCTTGAACGTCGTCGGCGTGCCGGTCTTGACGATGGTGGCCGCGTAGAAGGCGCCCATCGGGTGGATGCTCTTGCGGACCACGAAGTCGTCCGCGGCCTGCGCCTCGTCCACCACGATGAGGTGGTAGCTCTTGGACTCGATCTGGGCCCGCGGGTTGGCCGTGGCCATCTGCAGGAAGCTGCCGCAGTTGACCAGACGGACCTCGCGGCTCTTGCCGACGACCTTGTCGTCGATCTCGGGGTCGGCCAGGATCTGCTGCGCCGTGGCGGACGTCAGGCACCCCACCACGCGGCTGAACAGCGTCTCAGCCTGGCTCTCGACCGGCGCGAACAGGCCCACCATGAGCCCGCCCTTGAACTTGCCCAGCAGCTCGGGGTAGATCGCCGCCAGCCGCGGCAGCAGGACCATCAGCGTGGCCACAACGTAGGCCACTGTCTCGCTCTTGCCGCTCTGTCGGGAGAACAGGGCGGTGATCTCCTCGGCGTCACCGATGACGACGCTCTCGATCATCCGTCGAGCGAACCGCTCCTGGTACGGGTACAGGGCCCCACCCTCGCGCCCGGACATCGCGTCCATGAACAGCACGATCTTGTCCACCAGGTCGTTGACGAAGTCCTGGGAGAGCTGGTCGAGGGCGTCTTCGGCCACTGCCGCTTCAAGCATCTCCTCCTCGTTCTGCTCGAGGAGGTCGTCTGCGTAGTCGGAGTCGGTGTCGAGGATCGTGGTCACCTACCGAGAGTGCGTGCGCCACTGCCTACCTGTCTCGATCAACCCCGTGAACGACGAAGGCCCCCCGCAGAGCGCGAGGGGCCGTCGTAGGTCGCAGAGCTAGCCGGCGGCGCCACC